CATCTCTAAGTCCCAATCAATTTCACCCGTAGCTTTTTTCTGCATAACTACAGCTTCCGCTTGAGCCTTGGCTACCTTCGTAGCTGACTGTGCTTTCTTCTCTTCTACCTTGCCCTCAAGCCATGTAGAAGCGATGCTGCTTATAGGACCAATCAATGCAGTTAGCATTTCCACCTCTTCCTTGCTTGACGCAAACGGCTGTTAGGATTTTTTGCTGCTTTAGGAAACTTTTTCATCTGTCCAGCAGACCTAGCGCAGAAAGATTTACGCCTTTTAGCATCTTTGCTACCCGGCTTTACTTTTCCTGTTACTGCTGTTTTTAACTTAGAACCGGGGTTCTTGCGGCGATACGCAGCAACCCCAGCCTTAGTCATGCCAGCCCCTGCTTTCGTTGGTCGAAAGTTCTTTTTGTTACGGGCTGGCATTTTATCTTGTTTACGAGCCATTACTTCTTCCTAGCTGTTTGTGCTGCACGTTTGAAGTTAGCTTTGCTTGGCGCACCCTTGCTTCCGGGTTTACGCATGGTCTCTCCACTACCAGCCTTTATTCTGCGTTTTTTAGCAGCTATGTTAGCATAAAGCCCACGTCTAGCCATGACTACACCTTTACTAGCTTGTAGCCTTTTTTCTTTGCAGCAGCACGAATTGATGCAAGAGTCATTTTTGCGCCACCCTTTGCTTTGCCGCCGCCAGCCATCATCATTCTAGCTCCACCGCGTTTACCGCCCTTAGCCATGCCTTTAGCTTTTTTAGCTCTGCCGCCAACTCTCATCATTTTTCTAGCACCGCCACGTTTACCGCCTTTAGCCATGCCTTTAGCTTTTTTATTCATCATTTTCTTCATAATCTGTCTCCGCATAAAGATTGTTAAATACCCTTGCCGTGTCACTTACGTAATTTGGGTCTTGTTTTGAATGGTGTTCCCACTGACTAGGTGCAAAGTCAGGGGGACCGTCTCCTGTTACAAACCACGCAGGATTAGTAACACGGACTCTGTTGTTGGGAAGGGCAACCATGTTACCTGTCCACTTACCCGCATCCAACAACTCCAGAACATGACTTTGTTTGTGTTGAGCAGGGTCATCAGCTACCTCAGTGTCGGTATAGTCGACAGTAAAGTAATATTTAGCAGGATAAAACTCTCCATCTATCTTTGCCAACCACGGACAAGGTGTTGCTCTATTTAATACAAACACCGAATGATGATGTGATTGGCAATCCCAAGGCTGTGCAAGATAGGTGGGTATTGGTTCAGGCCACTCATCTAAAGGAGTATCCCCTACAAGTGCAGTAAGAGGCATCCTAGCCCACATAGCACCACCATGTACATTTTCTTCTTCTTCATACCCTGTAAATAATAATTGAAAACTAAGGGTTCGCATTGGTAGGGTAGTTACCCCTATTGCCATTGCATGAAGAAATTCTCCTTGGTATCGGTCAAAGTTTGTTGTATATTCTCGTCGTACCCAAACTTTAAAATACGGTATGTTGCTTGTAATGTAGTTCATAATTTATCTCCTAACAGATATTAAATTATATCACATAAGAGATATTAAGTGAACAACTCATTTTTTTCGTTAGTTACACAGCTAGTCATTTTAAATAACATAGGTGTTCTTTCAGAAGTCCATAAAACAATTAAATCTTCAGCCATTTCTTCTATTCTAGCCTTACACTGTTCTTCAGTATTGTAAGGGCCTCTGTTGTCAACTATAGTCATGCACATATCTGTATTTATCATGTGACATGCTAATATTACGGCTGTAAACATGGGGGTGTATCCCGGCAGGGTTGTCTGCTTTTATCATAAAAAAAAGTGTGCGTCAAGGGGGCAAGTTGCCCTGCCCCCCGACAATTATTTAGGCAAAGGTTGCCGCAGTTTCTGCAGTACCAAGTTCTGCAATAACCGCAAAGACACGAACTTTACCATCGAAAGTTGCAGTATTAGCAATCAAATCGATAGTATCAGCAGCGGTATACAGCTTTGCTGTGCCTGCTGCGTTATTAATTTCGTGGCCCGTTGCTGTGCCATCTAGAGCAGCAACGTACAAATCATCATCAGCGTCATCACCTAAGTCAAGAACTGGAGAACCAGTTGATGCTACAGTGAGAACTTCTACACCTGCCATAAGAACAAGTGTGTTAGCCTTCATCTCGAATACTTCCACTGAATCAGAAGTAGTCAAGCTAGTTGAAGAAAAGTCCAAAACAACTTCGATGATTTGAGGCTTGATGCCCAGTGGGACACCAGCGACAGCACCAGTTACGGTATAAGTAGCCATTACTCAGTCTCCCTTATGCGAAGTCGATAACACCACGAACGATGGCTTCAGGACGTAGTACTTTACGTCCGAAGACATGCAGTCCACGGATAATATCGCTGAAAGTTTCAGTTGAACGTACAACTTCAGTCTTCGCAATATGCGAAGCAGTTGCAGTTGAAGACATATGCCCAGCAAGAACAATATTCTCACTACCATCGACAGCCAGTCCAGTCATAGTAACTTGGTCTGTTCCGCCAGTTGAGTTGAGGGCAGTTGACTTATAGCACTGGAAACCAGCAATATTACCCTGCATAACGAGTCCGTTACGTAGAGGTGAAGTGCCATCTCCAGTTACCTGCACTTCAGCGAACTTTGCACCTGCACCAAACAGATTTTCGTAGAACGCTGGGGGTGCAACAAACCAACGATTTTCTTCAGGAACAGTCTGGTCGTCCAGAGTACGTGCCATTAGAAGCATTAGGTTAATTGCATTATCTTTCGTGCTTTTCACGTTAATAGGAGCAGAAGCAGTACCTAGGCTCGTATTGGTAGTAAGAAGTCCACCAGATATTGAAGCATCGTCAGCACCTGCAATACCTGCATTATCTGACATATTTTGCAGAATATTCTTATCATATCTGCGCTTCAATGAGTACGCACCTGAAGAAGTTGCTAGTGCTTCAAAGTTAACGTGAGACTGACGCTCTTCAATATCGTCAATCTTAAAACCAAAAGCATTTGCTTGGTCAACAACCATAGTAATTTGGTCATCAGCCAAGTCTTGAGGGTTTATTACGGAACCTCTCGCATAAGAAGAAACCGTAATTGTCGGCTCCTTGATGATGCGAACGGTATCGCCAAAGTTTTCAATCTCACCCGCGTAATCGGTATTCGTAATATCTTCTGCAACCGAAGCACGACGGAAGAACTTGAGAACTTTTTGGCTAAAAATTTCCGGGGTAAAGTTCCCGGAAGGCAGGTTATTATGACCTGATGCGCTATTAAAAGCCATTGTTCAATCCCTTCCTTTGAGGATTAAGAGTTATAGTCTATTCGCCCTTCAGCCCTTGCAGAATCGATTTCAGCTTCTGCCTTTTCGAACTCCCAAGGTTTCATCTTGGCGATTTGCGAAGCCGTGAAGACTTTCTTACCCGCGTCGGGGTTAGTAGCCACTTCTTTAGCGACAGTCTTGGTAACAGCATCTGCTGCACTTTCTTGACGCTTAGACTTCTTTGTTTTTGTAAGACCTACATCGGCCTTGTAAAGGTCGACGACACGAGCCGCCCATCTTGCATCGGTATTGTTTTTGTAAATACCATCTGAAAGAGTTTGTGGCTGCTCTTCGAGCCAACCCAAGAACTGGTCTGTAGCCTTGAGTTCATCAAAGTCTGGGTGTAACCGTAAGAGTTCCTCGTAGGCTTTCTCTTTTTCTAGGTTCTTTTCCCGTTCTTTGATTGTGCCAATCTCGTCACGGAGTTTCGATACCTGCGACTCTGTTTGCATAGATGCAACAGTTTGAACCACTTCGAATACGTCAGGGTAACGTTCTTTGAACTCGTCTAGTTCTTCTTGAGTTCGCGGTGGTGTAACACCCCTTGGCATTTCAACAGCACGGCTATTCATAGTATCTCGAAGACTCGCGATTTCTTCTTTGAACTCTGTTACCTTGCTATCGTAGTGTTTCTTTAGGTCGTCGTATCTTTTTTTGTAATCGTGTTCCGCTTCCTTTGTTTCCTTTTGCGGAACGAAACTATCACTTTCCTGAGTAGCCGCTTCTTGTGGGGCGGGGTCAGTGTCTTCCTCAGATGCTTCTACCTTTTCTTGGTCTTCTTCATCCTTGTAGACTTCATCGCGATATTTTCCACGATACAGTTCAGTATTATTAGTAACTCCGAAAGAGTCATTTGCTTTATTGGCTCTGTGGCCTCTTGCTTTTGCCATTTGTTTTACCTCATGATGCGGGGCTACTTGGCTTGTAGGTAGCCGCTTCGGTTACGTCAGGGCCGCGTTAACGGGTAGCTGACAAATTCTTGGTATAGAATTAAATAAATCCACCGGAAGATGCTTCGCGTAAGCGTTCAGCAACTTCAGGTTTTCCACGATTATTGATTTTGTTGAGTCTGTCGTAGCCGATGATTTTAGCGAGGTAAGGTGCAACCGTTACTTCACCACGAGAGATAGCTACATCTACTAGTTTAGTAGAGTTTTCTGAATTGTCAATAGTAATACCGCGTCTAACTGCTTCTTTTTGTGCATCGTTCAGCATTTTCTTGATGTCTTGCTCTCCTGCGAACTCTACTGCAGCAGCATTAATGACAAATGCACCCTCTGGTATTTTTGTTTCTATGTCATCTGCAACAGTCTGTTCCTCGGGTACTTGACTAGGTGGACGGTCAACAAAGCCAGACCCCATTCCTGTAGCCATTGCACCACCTGCTGCCATGCCGACTGTTCCGCCAGAGGCAAAATCTTCGTAATCCCTTGACATATAGTCTTCAAACGTCTCCATGAACGACCCACCTCCGCCAGTAGGTGTAGATACTGTACCCCCACCGTCGTCATCACTAGGCTGGTAACCGAACATTTCACGTTCAGCTTTTATTTGATTTTCTTGAGCAATCTGGTCTCGTTCTGCTTTGTTTGCAACATAAGTTTTATGCTTGTCTATATTTCCTTTGACAGTACCTTTACCAGCACGAGCGTCCTTAATCGCCTGTTGAACTATGCTTAAAGGAACTCCATACCTATCTGCA